GTTTTTGTTTTTTATTTTATTTTTATAATTAACTTAATTATACACTTCTTCTTTGGTCATTAGCGTCAATACTTTTGAATGTATTGACTTGTCTAGAGCAAATATATGCTTATTAACGGTCCACGTTTGGTTTTTGAGCCAGTCTACACTTTTAATGAGTATGTCACTTATTCTCATAGGACAGTGACTTCCCAGAAGACTACTATTGTATCGTAACACTTTTAGTTCTTTATTTTCTTGGTCGTAATGTCTAGTTCCTATATCGTCAAGAGTTTGAACATTAAATAGAGATTTGAGAGCTCCAGCCAATGTAAATTCCTGTTTGTATTCGAATCCATCAACAAATTGCCATCGGTCCGGTAGTTTACATTTTACATCTCCCAATATACTGAGTAATAGAAGACAGAAGATTCTCATTATTCTATAATGCGGATAGAGAAGTAGGTAACTCATCACTTTGCTTTTAACTATGTCATTTCCCATACTTATACCTTGTTTAAAGTTCGCTGTGCACCATTTTAATGTTTTTGGAAATTTGCCCATAATCCTTGGTAGTGGGCGGCTTGGTAAATAGTATATTTTTAGACTATTTTCCCTTGCTATTGTCCAAACATTTTTCTTATGGTCTGTCATTTTTCTTGCGTTCTTACCAACAAGTATTGGTTCGTAATGGTGTGAACAGAACTCCATATCTTTGAAGTTCTGAACCATAGTTGCGCCGACTTTGTTCCCTGATCTTATTATCTTTTTACATTTCGTGAGTGTTTCTTCCATCCCTTTCATCAATATTTTTCCATTTTTGAGAGATGTGTAAATGTTGCTGTCGTCTCCGTCATTAACTACTGGTATGCATCCAAATTCGAATACTTTAAAGTCATTTTCACCTTTTAAAGCTCGTTTAAACACTTCTTTTTTTGTAATGTTTGAAGGTATTGGTTTTCCTGAAACTGAAACTATTATTTCATTGACTGTTGTCAATATCGTTCTTATATCAATACCTAATGTTTCACTAATAGACAAGAAGTTGTTTGCTCCTGCCGATGTAGTATTACCGTTAGATGTCCAGAAGAATTCACCTGAACCCCTTTGTCCGGTTCGCAAATATGTGTTTCCATTATCGTCAACGACAACTTCGAAACACATGTTTTTAC